CAAAAGGTAGAGGTTGATAAACATTGCTTTGGAGACTGCGGGAAGATACTGGTAGGCGGGATTGAAGTGGCAGGCGCGCCATTCTTCCCATGCCGAACTAATCCATGCCCCTACGAGGAGAAGACATTGGAGTTTGGAACGGTCTTATTTGAACTCGGTACGGAACAGATATTTGTGCGGAAATTGAAGAAGGAACAGAAGCCATGAAGACAGCTCGCCAGGTTCTCGATTCCAAGATTACAGAGCGAGAGTTTCAGGATAGCGTAATCGAACTGTTCCAGAGATACAAGTGGCATATTTGCCATTTCCGCCCAGCGCGTACACAAGAGGGCTGGCGTACTGCCATACAGGGTGATAAGGGATTCCCCGACACCCTTATAACAAAAGATGGGCAACTAATTATCGCGGAAATCAAGAGTGAGGGTGGAAAATTAAGTCCTGAACAAATAGACTGGTACACCTTGCTCTCGCTGGTAGAACTTAGCTCAGACGAAGCCCTCAAGGTATTTGTGTGGCGTCCTTCGATGTGGGCTAGTATCGAATCTATAGCGAAAGGAGAGTAATATGGGGGGAAAATGCCAATTCTGCGGATTGCCTTAACTGTTCAGGGGCGAAGGGATAACAGGGAGAGTCCATAGATTGAGAAAGGGGTGAGAGTGCAGGAAATATCGGGCATTGAGTATCTAAAAACCCATTCCGACTCCCGGATTCGCCGCGACTTTATGCACTTCCTGAAAATGGCGATCAATCCTCAGCCCCGAACCGTCTCCTCTTTCTACGCCGGGTTATTGCCTGAGTCTATGGTGATACAGGCAGACTCAGATGTGATGGATCACCAAACCGATACCATGACTATGACTAAAGGCGGAGGTTCAGAACTTACCCCTGCCTTCACCAATATGCTGGAAGTGCTGTTCTACATGACGGAGGCCAGCCAGGAGTCGGGATACCGCCAACACAAGGCGACTCGGCTCTATCTGTTTCACGGGAAAAGTTATGAGGAGATCGGTAAACTGCTAGGCTGCCATGAGCGCACGGTAGAACGGGATATTGCGCAGGTCATTGATTGGGCTATCCACTGGCTGAAAGAGGACGCGAGGAGAAAATGAAACCATATTACGAGGACTCGGCAGTAACCATCTATCACGGTGATTGTCGTTTGATTCTGCCCCAGTTGCCGAAGGTGGACTTGGTACTGACTGACCCGCCGTATGAACTAACTGCGACTGGCGGAGGACTTGGTAAGAAAAGAGGCTATGCAGAATCTCTTGCAGGACTAACAGATGGGTTTGACATGGATATCCTCTCGCCATTTGAAAGCTGGATGTGCTTTTGTTCAAAGGATCAACTTATAGACTTGTTAACCCTTGCCGCTAAAGGCGGACGGTGGATGCTTCTAACGTGGAACAAACCAGACCCAACACCTTTAATGAATTGCAATTATTTACCTGATACAGAGTATATTGTTCATCGATTCCAAAGACTCTACGGAGGATATGAATCCCGTGCCAGATTTATCGTTATGCCAGGTGGCGCAAAAGATTATCACCCTACGGGTAAACCACTTAACCTGATTAGGCGGTTACTACAGGTAGGCTCAGATAACGGATCGCTTATCCTCGACCCCTTCATGGGAAGTGGCACAACATTAGTTGCTGCACAGTCGCTTGGTAGAAAAAGTATAGGCATTGAGATTGAGGAGAAATATTGCAAAATTGCGGTTGAGAGACTACGGCAAAAGCCTTTAGACTTGACAATGCCTATGAGCCATGATAGACTTAGGGTAGAAGAAAAGCAAGGAGGTCTATTCGATGGCTCACACTCAGACAGAAGAAACGAAGCGCAAAATATCGGCAGCGAACAAAGGGAGGTTGAGGACGGAGGAAGCGAGACAAAAACAAAGGGAAACTCGCAAGCAGTTATTTCGGGAAGGGAAGTTATCAATCCCATGGAAAGGCACTAAGGGGATAGTTACATGGAATCGCAAGGGCAAGGATTCGACATCATGGAAGGGTGGAAGATTCAGGGATAAGAATGGGTATATATGGCTTCGAGTCACAGAACACCCGAACGCAAATTCAAGTGGCTTGATAGCCGAACATAGGTTGATAATGAGTCAAATACTGGGTAGACCATTAAAGGAGAACGAATTTGTACATCACCGAAACGGAGTTAAAGATGATAATATGCCTGCGAACTTATTACTTGTGCTGAAACGGATACACAATGGAATAGTCTCATGTCCTTATTGCGAAAGAGAGTTTGCAGTTAGATGATAACACTCCGAGCAGCCAAAGACCTTGGCAGAAAAGCCATAGGCATCGAGATTTGTGAGGCTTATTGCGAGATAGCAGCCAAGAGAATGAGCCAGACAGTGATGTCATTATGACAACTAGCCCCAAATAATCGGCGACAAGGCCAGCTTCAGAAAATGCCATTTTTGTCGCTTTTGTCCTTGACAGGGTGTGTTATACTTATCCTAGCGGAATCGTATCAGAGGGCGCTTAAAGAGTGCCTTTTTATTTGACTGCAACCAGGGCTTTCTCCTCCCTGGTTATCCCCTCCCTTGAGGGGATTCTCCGTTTCACCCCTCCTTTCTGATTTGGTGCTGGCGAGGCCAGACATGACTTCACCGGCACCGGCACGGAAATGAGAAGCAGTAAAGCAGGCGCAGTTGTAGAACGAGCCAGGGTAGCTGAGGAGGCCTTGCTCATCCAGTTCGATAAGCACGCGGGTAACCCTACCTCAGTCGGCGAGGGTATAGCCCGCCTCCCAGTCCAGACCTGCCCTGAGCTGGTAAAGTTCTGCATCCTCTCCGGCTGGTCGGCTTACTACCGGGGCGGTTATATTATCCTAAAACGTGGTTGCGGCATGGGGGGGAGGGGGTAGGGGGTGGGGGGGAGAGAACTAAAAAAGGGTGTGATTAAAACAATGGCTGAGAATGGGCAGGAAAACGCAGACGGACGAAAACCCAATGGCTGTTTCGCCCCAGGTCATCACCTTTTCGGGAAAGAGAATGGCATTAAAAACGGACGCAAAAAGGAACCCAAAACCATTGTCGCTAACGCCGTTGACGCGATCGATACCGTTAAGATTCTCAAGAAACTCGCTGAACTTTGCCTTGCTGGGAATCATCAGGCTTGTATCTATCTGTGCGATCGGCAACTCGGTAAGCCTCGGCAGGTGATGGGACTTGAGGGTTCAAAGCCGGGAGACCGGGTAGAGACCTCTCTGTTTCTCTGCTCGGACGGAACAACACGCACAGCCAAGGAGATGATGAGTGGTGACAGCAACAGTAAAACAGATTAGGCTGCTGCCAGGGCAATCGGACATCCTGACTGACTACAAGTCGTCTGTGCAGGCTGCTATCTCCGGGACGGGCGGAGGCAAAACAATACTCGCATACTGGTGGTTGCATTCCCGCATGGAGGCACTTCCCGGCAACACCTGGGGACTCGCAGAGCCGACCTTCGGCATGCTGGCGAAGATTATGCTTACCAGCTCCGACCCTGACAGACCTTCGCTCATAGACTACTTCCGGCAGGTAGGACACCACCCGGATTATCACGCCGTCGACAAGATACTCAAGACGGACTTCGGCCAGATATATCTGGGTAGTGCTGACAACCCCGACTCCATGCAGGGGGCTGCCGTGAAAGGCTATGTGCTTGACGAGGGCGGGCAGATGAAGCTCCTGGCCTATGATACCGCCCGGCAACGTGTGTCTATGATGAGAGGCCAGATACTGATAGCAACCACGCCCTATAACCTGGGCTGGCTGCTGACTGAGGTCTGGGATAAGCGCAACCAACCAGGCTATTGTGTCAGAACGTGGCGCAGTATCGACAGACCTGGTTATCCCATCGCAAGTTACGAAGAGGAGAGGCAGAGATTACCCCCGTGGCGCTTTGCCATGCTCTACGACGGCAGGTTTGAAAGACCTGCCGGGCTTATCTATCAGGCTTTTGACGAAAGAGCCTGCCTGATTAACAGAGCGCCGATACCGAAAACGTGGGAAATCTACGTAGGGCACGACTTCGGGGCCTCCAATCCTGCTGCTCTGTTCTATGCTCTTAATCCTGCGACCGGGCAGTTCAGGCTATTCCATGAGTACCTCCCTGGCCCCGGGCGGTCTATCCATCAGCACGTACAGGAGTTTGAGAAGATAACCGCGGGCTACAATGTGGTGAGGCGTGTGGGCGGCAGCCACCAGGAGGACGAAATCAGGCAAGGGTACAGCGCGCACGGCTGGCATATCATTGAGCCCAAGAATAACAAGGTCGAATATCAGATACTCAAAGTCCAGGGGATGCACCAGCTAAACAAGATTGAGGTGTTCAACGACCTGCGAAATTATCTTGATGAGAAAAGAACCTTCAGTCGCAAGCTCGATAGCAGGGGGATGCCGACAGAAGACATTGAGGACGAGGCGAGATACCATTTATGTGCCGCCGAGAGATATATTCTTTCTGATTTTACACCTGAGACAGTACGGAGCAATACGATAGCGCAGGCACTATTTTAAGGTGGTAAGAGATGGACATTGAATTAAAGGACATCGAGGAAAAGGAGCAGGAGTTCAGCGAGCTTTTTACTCGCATGGACGCAGACAAGGCGCTGGTTTTCCTGGAGGCTTTCCAGATGAAGTCCCTGAAGACCGGGGTTGCGCTAAAACGGGTTGATAATGTGACCTTGCCCGACCCGGCCATCTTCGTGGGGCGCGTCATGGGCTTACTCTCTTCTGCTGACCCCCAGACTGAGGTTGAGGGCGAGGAACTGTCTGACAAGGAAAGTACGCTTGTTGAGGACTTCCTGGCTGCTATGGCATACGAGATTGACAGCAGGCTGATTAAGCTGGGGAGGACACCGCTATTCCGCTTTTGCGTTGAGCAAGCCTCCCTGCGGGGTTATGTCATCACCCGGAACTGTCTGCGAGCCCTGGGGGATACCCTGATCCCCGATGTATTGCCCTGCGATGCTCGGTTTGTAACCTATGAAGTGGGCATGGATGGTTATGTGTGGGTGGCAAATAAGACCACTCGCTCTAAGGCCATGATTCAGGCTGAGTATAAGAAAGAGATTCAAACCGCTACTGAGACGGTGTGGGACTTCTGGGACTCGAAAGTCAATCGCATTTGGATAGGGAGGGAAGAAGCAAAGCAACAGCGTAATCCCTACGGATACCCACCCTTTACTATTGTCGAAGCCCCTACTGGATTACATCTGGGGGATTCGGATGCAAAGTCACACCGGGGCGAGAGCCTGTTGTCCTTGTCCCGGACGGTTTACCCTTACCTGAATCAGATCATGACCATCTATCTGACCAGGGGGCGGCAGGTACTCAGGCCGGGTATGCAGTATGCCAGCGATGAGGGGGAGGCGAGTCAGAAGCCGAGGCAACTAGAGGAACACCCGGCCGACACGGATGTCATTACTCCTGTGGAAAAGGGCGGAGGTTATCTCCCTGTTAATCAGGTGGGTGTGGATGCCTCGATACAGTTGGCCTGGCAGGTGCTTGATTCCAGGAAACAACAGGGCAGCATGACACAGGTGGACTATGGCAACTTAGCCTTCCCTCTGCCTGACATAGCGTTGGGGAGGCTTATGGAGCAGCGTAATCAGATCACCCTACCCATCTTGCAAGCCCTGGCCATCTCTGCGCAGCAAAACATGGAGATGTGGATTAGCCAGTACAAGATGCTCAAGAGGGCGTTTAAGATTGGTGAGACGGGGCACAAAAAGTCCTTCCAACCTGGCAGTCTGGAGGGAGACTTCACGATTAAGCAGCGGTACTTCGCCACATCGCCTGAAGCGGACATGGCAAACTACGCTACCGCTGCTGCTGCGGGCAATATGATTAGCGACGACAGCAAGAGACGGGACATCATCAAGCTCAAGGACCCGGGCGGCGAGATGACGAAGATTCGCTCTGAGCAGGCAGAGAAACTAGACCCGGCCATAGCCCTCTACAGGCAGATGCACGACTTGATTGACGAGGGCAAGAACGCTGAGGCGTGGCTGACGCTGGAGAGGTTGAAGATGATGTTGAAGACTCAGTTCCAACCCGCCTTACCCGCGGCAGCACAGAACATTCCAGCACCTGCGGAAGTGACACAAGAACCTATAAATCCCAAGATTGCCCAGAAGGGCGGGCAAGGCCGGGGCGCGCAGCCCAATCAGCAACTATTGGAGGCACAACGTGGCAAAGCTGCCTAAATTGACACATGCAATGGCTGACGAGGAGATAGGGAATATCATGGCAGAGCTCAGGGGAGAGCAAGTACAGGGCACGAAGGCTGTGAGCGGCCAGAAATCCCTGCAAAGAATGTTGAATAGAGGGGCGCAGAATCAGCCCCCGGCAGGCGAATAGAGCGGAGTTTAGATGACGACTGAGACATTAGCTGATGTTCCACTAAATGACCAGCGGGCTTCCCGCGTAGCGCAGAACGAGGCTTATAAGACTTGGGACGCGGCACAGCAAAAGTCCACAGCTAAAGGCCTGTACGATACCCTATCATATATCATGGCGGATAGGGGCATCCCTACTGTACCTGCATTCGCTGACTTTTTTGCGACTGCTCAAAAGTACGGATTTCTAGCGGTAAATGATGCGCTCTATGGTGCTTATTTGCAACCTGCCACAGAGAATTGGGATTATTCCGTCTCCCCAGACGAGATATTAAGCGCATTCACTACCGCAGTAACTCCAGTAGCGTCTGCGGGCCTTACAAAGTTTGTCCAGTCCCAACAGGTCGTGGTGCAGCCCTCCCCTGTTGGCGAGGAAGCCTGGAATAGTCAGTATCTCCCCCTGCAAGAAGCCTTGTCCTACCCAGCTGGAGAGCCATACAATAGCGCGCGTGCCTATCAAGGTCTAATCAGCAACCTCACCATGTTCGGCCTCCAGGCGAAGGCCCCTGATTGGAAGTCCTTTTTTGAGTCTGTGGGCAAGTATGGCCTCCAATACACAATGGGAGTCTATGAGAAACAGACAGGGCTGGGAACTAAATTTGAAACCAATGCCCCTCTTGCCGCTCCTGCACCTGAATATCTGGGGCAGCCGGGCACCACGGCGTATCCTTTCCTCACTATGCCCGAAGTCTTGAATCCTGAGCAGGCTCTGGTCAAGGGCGTAGAGATACCGGAGGGCTGGTTTGTCAAACTCACCCCGGACAAGAGTGAGCGCGGGTACAGTGTCACCTACATAGGACCCGACAAGTCCGAAGTGCCTGAAGGCCAACTCTTCCAGGATGAGGCTGGCGTCTGGCTCACTCCCACGGAAGTAAAGAATAGACAAGTGGCAGCAGATAAACTAGATGAACTTACCGGACTCGTGGGTGGGGCACTTCCTGATAAGGACAAGACAAATATACTTCAGTGGGCACAGGAAAACCCGGAAGAGTACGCCAATGCGCTGGCAGCAGAGGGACAGAACCCGCAGACCGAGGCGCTGCTCAGGTATACTGTCCCTGGGATAACCGATGAGCAGATAGACCAGATATTCAACCCGACTGCTACCACATCAGCTCTTGAGGCAACGATGCGTGCGGTTTTTCCCACCGAAAACCTCCAAGACCTTCTAACTTACGCCAGCAGTTCCCCTGATGAATTCCTGAAGAACTTAGTTGCTATTAAAGGTCGCACACCCGCTGTAGAAACGCTGTTAAGTCAACTATTCCCCGGCATGACAGCCCCACAAAAGGACTGGATGTTCAAAACGGATACGGAGAAGGTAGCATGGCTGGAGGAGACAGGCAAACTCGGAGCGCAGCGTAATGAGACCGTCAAGACTGCGATACCTGGCATAACTGACGAAGAGATAAGCACTATCTACGGCAACCTGTCTCTTGCCTCTGCTAAAAGCCCTATAGAATCTGGGTTCGGACCTCAACTTTTGGCAGGGGCGAATAACTGCTGGGGCGATATTACCCTGCCTCAAATTTTTAATCCCAAGACAGGTAAACTCGAAATAAGCCAGCCATCCCTTCCTAAGGGCGACCTTCTCGCGCCATTCAAGGATGTGTTAGCAGTTCTCAATAAGTATGTTGATCGCCCCTGGGAAGTGGCAGTCATGCAGGCACAGGCCAGTCTAAACATCGTCGGCGGAATACTGGGGCAGGGAATGGTAGGGCAGGTTGACCCCCTGGACGATGCTGTTACTAAGAAACTTCAGGAGAACCGGGACAAGTACGGATTCTGGGGGGCTTTAGTATCGGAGGACGTGCCCGATATATGGAACGACTTCGCGGCCACCCTGCCCGGAGGAAAGCTCACCACAACTGCCATCAGCTTCCTCAACCCGGTCTATCTTATCCCAGTGGGCGGGTCATTCGGACTGGCGGCAAAGTTCACCAGCAAGATTCCCATCATCGGCGAATCGTTGGCTAATATAGCGGGTGGAGTCCAGGCAATCGAGAAGGGTGTGGGAGAGATTCTGATAGTTGCGCCTATAAAAGGTGCAGCCAAGTACACAGGCAAAGCCCTGGAAGCAGTCGGCAAAGAGATAGGGGACGTTGCCGTAGCCCAACTCATCAAAGAATCCGGGCACCTCCTTCCCCTGATGGAACTGCCCAGCAACGAGAAACTTCTAGCCGAACTCCTGGCCCCCAACTGGATGAGGACAGTGGTTCAGACTGCCGCTAAAGTACCGGCCATCAAAACAGGGATTGAAGTCTCACTGGGCAAGAGGATATTGATTGAGCAGGGCGTCAAGGATGTTGAGAATGCCATGGGGCAAGCTGCTGTAATCAAAGGCGCTATCGATAGAATGGGGGTAGACGCCGCTTCGCTCAAGGTTAATGAACTCGCCGCTCTGATCTCTGACGACAGGGGATTCTTTGGCTTCACTGACAATGCCTATTCTGAGATGATGGCAAAAAGGATACTGCCCGAATACAAGGCGGCGGCTGAAGCGGCGGGACCCGAGGCGGCTGCTCAGTTCGGCACGCTGGAGCACATCTTCCAGAAGCCTGATATGTATGACTGGACTGGGATTGAGCAGGGGTTGACCTATATTGAACGGGTAAAAGAGGTCAACCAGAAGGTTACAGCCTTATTGATTAAAGAGGGCGTTGACCCCAAAGTAGTTACTGAGGACTATCTCAAGAGGATAGTTGAGGGCTACACCGACACGGAAACAGGCAAGTTCATCCCTGTTAAGGGGCAACCTGGTATTAAGTCTACCAGCCTGGGCGGGAAGCCAGCCTACGAGATGCACCGCCAGTTCGAGACGATGGCGGACGGCATAGCAGCAGGATACCGATACGGCCAGTCCATGAGGACTTCTACAAGCGCCTATATCCAGGAGGCATTCAGGAAGATAGGCGACGAGAGGGCGCTGACCGAGATGAGTTCTCAGCTTGAAAAGCTGGGGATGAAGCCAAGAACAGTGAGCGAGATTGTAGCCCAGCAATACCCCGACCTGGTAGCAAAGTGGGGAGCGATCAAGACGGAAGCAGGGGCTTTGGGCAAGGCACAGGCTTTAGTTAATCAGGCGATAAGGGGAGAGAATATCCCGGGTCAAACCATTGATGCTCTCAAGAGATCAGGGGTTGAGATTCCTTTCGGTGGCACTCCTGTAACCAGGTCATTAGGAGAACGTTTCGAAAACGCTTTAGCTCTAACCGGACAGAACCGCACCTCTGCCCTAAGAGATTTAAGCGCAGATATTAAACAAGCTATTGGCAGCCGCAAGCCCACATGGTATCAAACCAGGGGCGAACTTACAGTTAAGACTGAACTGGCAAGACAACCCACCCTTACTGAAGGCTATCTCAGACAGGCATTCGCGGGCGGCAAGAAGTACGACCAAGAGGCCATTGACGCCTTCAATAAGTTCTTTGGCTATACACCCGGGCGGCCAGAACTTCAGGCAACAGCCGATATTGCAGGCGTGTTAAGACTGACTAAGGCATCTCTGGACTTCTCGGCCATGAGCATCCAGGGACTGCCTTCCTGGGGGTTAGCCCATGCCACGCTGCTGAGTGACCCCGCGACTGGGGTGAAGATGCTTGGCGAGTGGTACAAAGCCTACGGGTACTCGATTAGGGCTTTCTTCGACCCCGAGACGTTATCAAAGTATATCGCCAAGGACATAGACTCGGAGATGGGGCGGATAGCAGCCACAGGGTCGTCCAGGGTGGTAGACTATTTCTCAGCCCTGGAAGCAAGAACAGGACTGGGCGGGTTAGCGGAGAAAGGTCTTTCCAAAATTCCCCTCAAACCTTTTGAGAGGGCAAACCAATCTTTCTACGCTGGCGGCGAGGTTGTTAGGAATGAGTTCTGGAAGATCATGTCCCCCAAGGCTATAGCCCAGGGGAAAGAGATTGAGTTGGCTCAGTTCCTCGATAGGCTGACCGGACTCGCTGATTCTCGGGCTGGGATGGTGCCGCTTACTGCCCGGCAGTTAGAGCAGACCTTCGCCTGGTTTGCCCCTAACTACACAAGGAGCTGCCTGACTCTTCTGGCGGATATATTCAGGGGCGGTATGACTGGGGCAGAGGCACGGAAGGCGCTGGGTGGCATGCTAGGGGCAGGTGCGGCATTCTACAGCGCTACGGTCTATTCCATGGCGCTGCTGGAAGGTGCTACCGATGAGCAGGCTATGGATAGGATGCTGGCAGGCTTTGGAGTAGTGCAGGACCCGATTACAGGGGACTGGTCGTGGAAGACCTCAAGCACATTTATGACCTTGCCTATAGGTAATTACAACTTCGGGTTTGGCGGATTCTGGTATGGGCTGACCTCACTGGTAAGCAATATAGGCCAATCCTTACAGGAGACGGGAGGAAATAAAAGGACTGACTTCCTCGCTCTAAACTTAGATAACCCCCTCGTTCAGTGGTGGTACAACAGGTCCTCGCCGTTGGTGGGAGCAGTATCTTCCTTGGTGGGCAAGAATCCGTATTTTTTGGGTGATCCTCTTGAGTCCCCCGCCCAGTTCGGGAAGTATGCCCTGAGTCTGATGGAGCCTATCTGGATGGAGGGGGGAATAAACCCGCTTATCCCCAAGCTGGCGCAGCAATACGAAGTGCCCGAAGGGACATTAGCCAAGATTGCAACCCCTATCGGGCAAATTCTGGGCTTGAGGGTGAATCCCGACTTCTTGTGGACTAAGTTCTACGATGCGGCCAAGCCCCTGATAGCCAGGATTACCGACGATATGATGGCTCAATATACCTCTGCCGAGGAACTGCCGAAATACTTGGAGGCCAGAGACAAGGGGACTCTGGGCTGGGCTAACCTGCCCAAACTATTGCAAGAACAGTTGAAGATGCTTTATCCCGACCTGACGGCTAAATATAACCTTGCCCTGGATGACTCCAAGAAGAGGGACAGCGACCTATGGAAGAGCTGGACTGCCGATACTTCGGGCAATAAGGCGACCTATTATCAACGAGGCGATGACCTCTGGAATCAGTTGCAGTCTGGCTCGATTGACACCAAGGCCATGCGGCAGTCCTGGAGCGATGCGGGACAGATGTACGGCATCGCCATAAATACGATTGAGAACTCTACTGCCTACAAAGCCATCTACGACCAACTCAATGCCTCTCAAGCCGATGGCAGCAAGGATTCTCAGTACATGGATTTAGCCTTGCAGTCTTACAACTCGGTTATGTTCAGCGACTATCTGGATACTCAGGGGGAGTGGGACTGGGATACTAAAGACGCGGCAGTGCAGGACTTCAAAGACACCTGGGGTGAGGATGTTTACCAGCTTATCAAGAAGATGTACTCAGACAAAAAGCTGAGGGAGGGATTGAATCCCACCTTTGTGAGGCTGGCAGACGATAAAGACCTGCTGAATGAGTACTGGAAACTGCCCTATGCTACCTCAGACGAGAAGACAGCAAGAACGGATTACCTGACAAACAATCCCCAAGCTGACGCCCTGCTGGTGCTCTGGGGCTATAGGCAGAACATCCAGACTAAAGAGGCTTACGACATCCTGGTCAAAGAGGCCGATGAGCTGGGAATTCCATTGAGCCGAATCACGGGCTTGCCACCTGAGGAGATAGCACCATTTGAATTCGAGTATAACAAGATGTCTGCCGAATATGGGGCAGGCTTTAGCAATACAGCCGAGGCCAAACTCTATCTCCTAGACCCCAAGAATAAGAAGTACCTTGATTGGACAGGGAGGGATTTAACAGACGAGAATGGCGAACTGCCTAACATCAACGTCCTGAAGTTGCAGGTCAAGGATAGGACTCAGGCGGCGGAGTACAGCGCCTTGACCACAGATGAGGCACGCAAGAGTTATCTGGCTGCGAATCCTGAGTATGACGCTGACCGAATCAGGATAACCGCCTATAAAGCTGAACTTCCCGAGGCACAGGTTGACACCTTTGTGGAGTGGAGACAGACTGATTTCAAAGACTATGAGGACGACTGGTATCTTCAGGAGCATGGGGACTTCTTCGAGGCAGCGAAAGCCGCGAAGTTGATATCCGAAGAAACATACAGCAAGGAACACTTCAGCAAGGTGCCGACAAAGGCTGTCTGGGCACTTTACGAGGAATACAATACGCTTCCTCTGGGCAATGCCAGGGTGGAGTTCAGGAAGAAGAACCGCCCATTAGACCTGTGGATGTTCAATACGAAGAAGGTGAGCAAGCTGGTGAGCGAGGGGCTGGTGGTAGAGAGGCCGCAGACGCTGACGACTGCCCCAACACCCGTGAAGACACCGAGTTTTAGTAATGCACCAACGGGAGGGACAGGTGCGGGGGGAGGTGCTGTCCAAAATATGACGGAATTGAAATCTGCGCTAAACATTGGACAAAAGACAGATGTGGTTGATTGGATAACTACGAATTGGGAAAATCTGGAAGACATTAGCGCAAAGGTTCAATCTGTCATTGAGGCTAACCCTATATTGGATAAAATTGCAAATTACCTGAGTAAGACACCCTTGGTTGATGCTATTCAGGCAGACATTAAGAAAAATCCTGCATTGGCTAAGTTGGAATTGCTTGAGGGTGTTCAACCGCCAGAACCGCAGGATTACCCTGACCCAGTTAAGGGAGAAGCAGGTCATACTGTCGCTGAGTTGCCCAATGATGTGTGGAAGGCGTACTTTACCGATTACTGTGTACCCAAAGAAGCACAACAACTTATCCTGACTGGTGGTGCTGAACTGCAGGGCATGATAATGCCATCGGGGAAAATTGGCGAGCACGGAGTTGGTAGTTTGGCTGGATTTGCATGGTGGAAGGAAGGGAATCCTGGCAAGGGTGGGACAATAGAATTGGCAGGTTCGTTTGTCGAAGGGTTTGCAGCGAAACACGAAACATGGTGGGGGCAAGTGGAGAGTCAATGGATGGCACATGAGATTGCCCATTGGTATCAGGATAACGTACTTTCTGATGAAGAATATAAAGAATTTCAAAATTTACTTCCAGCCCTCAAAGGGACTGACTTGGGTGATTGGGTAATCGCCCAAGGTGCCAGTGAAGCCTATGCGTGTGTATATCAATACACACTACTTTATCCTAATCTTTTCCCGAAAGAGTTTGACAAGTTTTACAGTGGTTTAGGTATAAAAGAATTAAGGAAATGGGCAGAAACAAATCAATAGAGGCATGGGGCGAAGTAGAGTACGGGTGGAAACCTCTTGATTAGCCTTTCCAAACCCCTGGTGTATGCTCGGGTCTGTTGCTGCGATAGTTTCGGGTAAGCAGGTGAAGGATAAAGATGAACAGCACAAGAAGAACAATCCTGAACCAACCTGAACGCATGATGTCAACCCATGTGGGGTTATCGGGCGTAGAGATGGGGATTGCCTTTACCACAGGACCAGGCAGCCCTCTATCGAGGTAGTAACTCCACTCGTCCTCCGGAACGGGTTGGTAACGGTACTGGGGATGAGGATAGGCAGTTCCCTGGTAAACGCAGGTGCCAACTAAGGCAATGAAACAGACTATCAAGAGGAAAAGCAAGAACTTGTAACGCATAGCTTAATTATACCACAATCGTCAACGAGGGCGGAATCCTTATGGGAGCCGCCCTTTTTGATTAATAAAAAACAGGAGGTAGGTATTCATGGATGCTCAGGAAACAAAGCAGGACGCTCTTCCCGCAGGGGGACAGCCTTCTGCCGAGAAACAGGAGCCTTCAACACCAAAGACATTCACGGAGGAACAGGTCAAAAAACTGGTGAATGAGAGGCATTCCACGCTGGACAAGACTATTGCCGAGCAGAAAAGGCTTATTGATAGGCTCTCCGGTGAAAAGGATGATCTCTCAAAAGCACAGGGTTCTCTCGCTGAGGAACTTGAAGCGGTCAAGGCCAGAATCGAAGATGCCGAACTCTCCAAGGTCAAGGGCGACCCGGGGCTGTTGAAACTCTATCAGAATCAAAAGGACATTGAGAAGAGGACTAAAGCCCTGGCTCAGAAGGAACAGGCATTGACGCAGAAAGAGGTAACTCTGACTGCAATGGAGAGGGAGATTGCGAAGGTCTCAGTAGGCGCGAGGATTGCCGAGACTGCGGTATCCCATAAGGTCAGCGTGGAAGCATTGGAGCAAGAATTGGAAGACCTGGGGATCACCGACCCCGCCCGCTTCAACAAGGTGGCTGAGAGATTGGCAGCCAGCAAAGGGAACAGGACCGGCGAAGGTCTGGTTACTGATTCCGGACTGAGTGTCGGAGGTGGTGGGGAACCTACCCAAGAACAATTAGAAAAGATGTCGATGGATGAGTACAAAACTTATCGCGACAAGCAAAAAAAAGGCAGGTGACTAAATGGGAACATACTTAACTCCAACTATCATCGCTAAAGAGGCGTTGATAGTGTTGGAAAACAACTTAGTCTTGGCGGGCTTGGTGCACCGAGACTACTCAAAGGAATACAAGAAAATCGGCTCTACCGTAATTGTGCGGAAACCGACCACGTTCACGTCCACGACCGTATCCAACACGGTGAACTTGAGCACGGCGACTGAGAGCAGCGTGGCAGTTGTGCTGGACAAGCACCTGGACATTACGTTCAACGTCTCGTCCCAGGAACTCTCGTTGACTATAGTGGACTTCAGCGAGCAGTTGATTCAGCCAGCGATGAGGGCACACGCGCAGGCTATCGATGCGTATCTGGCAGCGCTCTTCATAGATATACCGAATTTCTACACGGTAACATCTACCGCCGTTGCTGCCGATATAGCACACCTGAGAGAAGTGCTCAACCTCAACGGGGCTCCGATGGAAGACCGGAGATGTGTTCTGCATCCATCCACTGAAGCAGCCTATGTCTCGCTCGACGCTTTCCTGCACGCAGACAAGAAGGGTAGCACTGATGCAATCAAGGAAGCTCACATGGGGCGAGTGATGGGCATGGACTTCTATATGGATCAGAACATCAAAACCCACACCGGCGGGGACATGGCTGACGTAACAGGCGCTATGAAAGGCGCTCTGGCTGTAGGTGATGGCACAGCAACCATTGATGGTATAACCAGCGCTGGAACAGTTCTCGCAGGGGATTGCTTCAAGATTACTGGCTATCCAGTCTGGGGTGTTGTGACCACAAACGCTACTGCCAGCGCAGCGACTATCACTGTGGTCTTTACGCCGGTGATAGACCGGGTGATTGCCACCACGTCCGTGGTGAACTTCACCAAGACGCACAAGGCGAACCTCGCGTTCCATAAGAACGCCTTTGCCCTGGTGACTGCGCCTCTGGCTCCTCCCATCGGCGGAGCTGGTGCGGCAGTCCTGGAGTACAAGGGGTTAAGTGCTCGTGTAGTTTACGATTACACGATGATGACCAAGCAGAACTTGATTTCCATAGACCTACTCTGTGGAGTCAAGACGCTTGATCCCAAACTGGCGGCCAGGTTCGTAGATAGCACCAACTGAGCCTATTGAGGCTAGGTAAACTGAGAGAGAGGGGAGGCGCACTACCTCCCCTCTCCTCATAAAAAAAAGGAGTGTATGCGTATCTTATGGTCTTCCAATAGTCCCTTCGCAGCCACGGGGTATGGGATGCAGACAGCGACAGCCTGCGCCCGTCTTCAAGGCATGGGGCATGAGATGGGTATCTTCGCCTTCTATGGTCTCGATGGCTCGAAGCTCGACTGGTTTGGTATGCCCATCTATCCGAACCCAAAACACGACTGGGGCGTTAAATTAGCCCCTGATTTCTTCAAGGACTTTCAGGCTGATCTCCTGATAACTCTCGTGGATGTGTGGGTACTAGGCGACATGGACCCGACTTTGCCGTGGTGTCCCTGGTTCCCGGTAGACCACACCCCATGCCCGCCATTGATAATCAAGGCGCTGAAATCACCGGGCATTGTGAAGCCCATAGCCATGTCTAAATATGGGGTTATGGAGGTCGCCAAAAGCGGTATTGACTGCTATTACATTCCTCACTCGGTTAATACCAAACTGTTTAGCCCCGATGCGGAAGCCCGAAAGACTGGACGGGAGCGGTACAAGTGGCAGGACAAATTTGTTATAGGAACTGTAGCCACAAATCACTCCGAACGCAAGAACTGGTCTACGTCTTTTCAGGCTGCAAGGATACTGGCAGACAGGCACCCGGGGGAGATCAGGTACTATTGCCACACTCACCCGGGGGATGAACGGGGCATTAACCTGGTTGAGTTGAGAGACAATCTGCACCTGGAAGAGGTTGTTTTCTTCCCTTCCATAGCCCAGATGATTATCGGCATACCGCGTGATGTCCTCGCCAGGGCATATAACGTCATGGATGTCTTCCTTCTGCCCAGCAAGGGCGAGGGGTTTGGCATACCTCTGATTGAGGCTCAAGCCTGCGAAGTGCCGGTGATTACCACAAACTGCACGGCACAACCCGAGCTGGTTGGGGGAGGATGGCTTATCAATGGCTTGAGAAAGGTCTGGACAGGGCAAGGTTCGTGGCAGTTCGAATGCGATGCCGAGGAAGTCGCTGAACGATTAGAGCAGGCATATCAAGAGTGGAAAGACGGTTCTATCCAGGACAAGAAAACCAAGGCCAGGGAGAAGGCACTTGAGTACGATGACGACAAGGTATATGCCGAATACTGGCCCAAGGTGCTTGATGACATAGAGAAGCGATTGAAGCAGCCCAAGAACCTTGAAGGGATACAGCAATGGCGTCTGCTATTTGTGCCTCAGTCTTGTGTGCCCCGGAAAGTCCTTGACCTGGGCTGCGGTATCACTCAGCCCTATAAGAAGGTGCTGGAACACCTGGGCGAATATGTGGGCTTCGATATTAAGCCCGGGCCGGGTATTGTCCAGGGCGATGCGCACAACCTGCCCTTCAAGACAAAGGAGTTCGGATTTGTATGGTGCTCTGAGATGCTGGAACATGCCCGGGACCCGAGGCAGGTTGTAGCGGAGGCCAAGAGGGTGGCGAATCACGGGATAATCCTGTTCAGCACGCCGGCTAATTCCAACTTCAGAATTGACCCTGACCATAAGGTTGTGCAGGGGATAAAGTATTCCGTTGTAGCTTCAGGGGACGGTCTCATATCGTGGTGATGATATGAACATAATACTTGTGCAACCTGAAATGAATTGGCATCACCCTTACTGCGAGGCACCAAGCCGCGCCTTGCTAACCCTGGGCACTCTGGCTGAACAGGAAGGCCACAAGGTTAAGGTCCTGCATTTGGACATTGATAAGGTTGATATGGCCGCCGAGGTCAAGGAGTTCAAAGCGGACATAGTGGGACTCACCGTCAACACCTTCCAGGTACGGTCTGCCCGGCAGGTAACAAAGCAGATCAGAGAGGTGAGCCGAGACATTCGCATAGTCGTGGGCGGTCCTCATGCTGTGGTATGGGATGGGGAAGCAGACAAGGTTGTAATCGGAGAGGGCGACAATCAATGGCTTGAGTATCTGGGGTCGAGCCGGAGAATCAATAGCCTTGATGAGTTGCCCATGGTTGATTACGACCTGATAAACCCGGTGAGATTCAGCGGCGTCTTCCCCATAGGCGGAATACCCAGCATGATGATGATGAGCTCACGGGGCTGCGGCTTCGGCTGTATTTTCTGTAATACGCCTCTCTTCTGGGGGCGCAGGGTAAGGTATCGAGACCCGGTTCTGGTTGTAGATGAGGTTGCATACCTGAACAAGCGGTTCGGGGTAGCCGAGGTCTTCTTTCAGGATGACACCTTTAACCTCAATCACGGATGGGCAAACGGGATATTTGAGGAAATCATACGGCGCCGCCTTAACAACAAGATGGTCTTCAAGTTGGCTTGCAGGGTGAATGAGAAACTTGTGACTGAACCTTTCCTGGAAATGGCAAGAAGAGCCGGAGTCTGGAACATCTTTTACGGAGTCGAATCGGGAAGCCAGAGGTTGCTTGACCACATGAAGAAGGGTATCACCGTCCCGGAGATAAAGCGAGCCTTCAGCCTGACACATCGTTATGGAATGCAGACGCAGGCCAGTTTCATAGTGGGGATGCCCGGAGAGAACCTTGAAAGCCTACAGGAAACCCAGTCTTTAATCTATGACTTGATGCCCGAGCACATGGGCTGGGTTTATGCTTGCCCTTTTCCCCACACAGAATTTGATAAGGAAGTCACAGCAAGAGGCCACAAGCGGGATTTTGACTATGCGGACTATAGATATGGCCTGGTGATCTGCCGCACCGATGAGTTAGATTACGACCTTTTGGAGTCGTTTCCGGGGTATCAGGTAAGGAATTCAGTAATGGTAGGAGGTAGATAATGCCCAGTACGAGTGAGAACCAGCGCAAATTGATGTGCATAGCCCTGTCCATTAAGCGCGGCGAGACCGACCCTTCCTACAGCGCCGAGGCCGCGAAGATGGCGAATGAAATGGATGAGAAGACCCTGGCAGACTACTGCGGGGCAAAGGTGCAGGGAAGCCAGCCACCTGCTGCAGCAGCCAGCCCGGGGCAACCACTGCGTTAGAAAGGGGGGACGATGAGATATATCGCGGCGATCAGGCAGATAGTGAGGCAAAAGCTACGGGACGAAATTGTAGTCAGCGTCACCCCTGAGTGGGAGGACGATGAGATAGACGTTCACATTCAGCAAATCCTGGAGGAAATATCGGCTCATGTGCCCTATGAGACAAAGGAAACGCTCACCACTGTTGCAGCGACACGGGACATATCCCTGGCGACTGTCACCGACTTGATGAGCGTGGAACGAGTAGAGTATCCGGTGGGGGGTGACCCGAGGGGGTTCATTCCCTTCACCACGTGGGGCACCACGTTGACGCTGGGAGGGGATACAAAGCCGAGCATAGCCGAAAGCGCCTATGCCTATTGCCGCAAGCTGCACGCCGTCACAAACAGCAGCTCAACCCTGGGGGCGAACCTGGAACAACTCTTGATACGCGGCACATGCGCAAGTCTGGCAGCAGCTAAGGCCAGGGAGCACATCAACGAGGTCAATCAAGGCGGGGGCAATGTAGCCAGCCAGATGCTTCAGTGGGCAATGAATGAACTAAGTATCTTCAGGGCGGACATCAAGAAGATGGCGAGGCAGAGACAGGCGAACAGCGACCAATTCTAATCAGATTAAACTTGGAAGCTAAGGAGAAAGCATGAAACTGCTAAAAATCAGGGTGCGTGCAGACGAGAAGGGGAACATGAGTTACCCCGAGGGCTTTTTGACGTTTAGCTGCCTTGAGCATATTTACTGCGACGAGTTGGAAACAGGGATATGCTGGCTTATCGTCCTGATAGAAGACAAGAACCTGGACAAGATTACCGACATGAAAGATGTGGAGGAATTGACTGTGCTCGATGCGGGAACTTTTGTTGACAAGCATGACCCCCGCAATACGGAAGTCACAGATGAGGGCATAGTCAGGGCGATGGAAATAAAAGCAAAGGCAGGTGTCGCATTAAGTTCCACAGACCTGAAGGCACTCGATCCCGCAGACTCCACGCCTGGGATACAGTACAGGGTGAGGTTCATCGACAAGGTGAAAATCAGGATGGGGATTAAGTGACCTTCCTGATTTGTGACGATGTGAACGAGGCAGAGTTTTACAAGCTGGAAAGACTAAGGGAGAAGGTTCCAAACTTGAAAGTAAATTGCTTTGTGATGGGCAAGGATGCGGGCAAGTACCTCAAGCAGGACTGGGTAGAGGTGGGTGTGCACGGTTGGGAGCATACCTACCCACCAGAGTGCGAGAGAGCTAACCAGCGGGACTATATCCTGAAAGGGCTGGAAGCTCTCAGCCCATATCTACCCAAGCGGTTCGGTTTCCGAGCACCTGGATTCCAGATGACCGCCTTGACCTACCCGATATTGAGAGAATTGGGGTTCGGGTTCATCGCTCATCAATTCAGGGTACAGCCACTAAAAGGTGGATTCGCACAAGGGGATATTATCAACACCCACATTTATGAATCATTGGAGGGAATAGAGGATGGAGAGCTTAGCTTTATCTCGGAAGGATGCAATTAAGAGACTAGATTTAGCCTGCGGCAACAACAAACGTCCAGGTTATCTAGGAGTAGACATCACCCTGGCCGGCACGCAAGCAGATATGCGCCATGACCTAGAGAAGTACCCATGGCCTTTCGAGGATGATTCCATAGACGAGATATTTTGCCGTCATTACATCGAGCACACCTCAGACCTGATAATGTTTATGAATGAGGTCTACAGGATATTAAGAGTCGGCGGCAAGGCCACGTTCATAGCTCCTTACTACACCTCAATAAGAGCGTGGCAAGACCCCACTCATAAAAGAACAATCTCGGAAGCGACCTTTCTCTATTACACAAAGAAGTACCTCAAGGATAACAACCTTGAGCACTACCCGATACACACTGATTTCATTATCGAAGATGTGTCCTATGTCATAGAGGAGGAGTTCAGGGGATTCCCTAAAGATGACCTGGAATTTGCCATGAGGCACTTCTGGAATGTGATTGCGGACATAAAGGTGATTCTATGCAAGAAGGTTTAGTTAGCATAATCATACCAGTCAGGTTTAGGCCAGACTTGCTCAGGGTGTGCCTTGACAGTATAGCCGCCTACACGCCTGAGAAGCATGAGCTTATCCTGGTCTGCGATGGCGTAGAGAAGGGCGAGTTCGACTTCCTGAAACAGTACAAGGCCACGATACTATACAACGAGACGGCTCTAGGATTCCCCAAGACTGTCAACAGGGGCATTACAGAGGCTAAGGGCGAGTATATCATGGTGTTAAACCTGGACACCGTTGCTACGCCAAACTGGTTGACCGAGATGCTCAAGGCTTTCAAGTTGGATGATAAGGTCGGCTTGGTAGCCCCTACATACTCAGAAACGCAAGGACTCCAGCATGTTGACCATAACCAGGGCGATGAGTACAGTTGGTGTGACGAAGTATCTGGCGTTTGTATGTTCTTTAAGCGGGAGGCACTTACCCAGATAGGTCTATTCGACGAGCAGTTCAAGATGGGCGGTGGTGAAGATAACGACATCTGTATGCGGATTAAGCTGGGTGGATTCAAGACCGTCATAGCCCGCAAATCTTTTATCTATCACTACGGCTCTGCTTCGTTCAGGGAACTATTTCATAATGATGTAGCCTACTCACGTAAATACTCATCAAGTGTGTTCAGTAGATTCAAACGCAAATGGGCAAAGGAACTCAATCAGAAGCCGAGAGTCTATATCGCAGTACCTAATCTGGGTGCGGTGCATCCTGAGCTAATGATTAGGATAATTGAGTGGACGCACGACCCAGAGATAGCGATACATCTTAATATGCCGATGGGGTTATCTCCCTTAGATAATGCCCGCAACACTTGTGTAAAAGATTTCCTTGAGGACTATTACGACTACCTATTGTTTATAGACAATGACATAATCCCGCCTCCAAACACCTTGAGGGAACTGCTAAATGCCGACAAGGATATTATCTCCCCATTGTGCTTTGCATGGCAGAGAGATGACAAGGGGCAGGGATTTCCTATGCCTGTTGCTCATCGGTACGCAGAGAACGGAGAGTATAGGCCTTATATTGGCAAGGGAATTGAGGAAACCGATGTCATCACAGGCGGGATGTTCCTGGTTAAGCGGGAGGTCTATGAGAAGATGGACAGACCATTTGCTTTTACTTATCACGCCAATGGTACAGTAATATTGAGTGAAGATTTCTACTTTTCTCAGCAGGCACAGAAGTTGGGCTATAAACTCTATACTCATTATGGCTTACTGTGCAAACATTTCAAGAGTATCGACATTAAGGAAGTCAATTCATTGATGGTGAACTATGGCTAATGTATTATGTTCCGACGCTGACTCAGATAAAATCTATCTCCACACAGGTTTCAGTTCGACCATATCTAACTCATTCTCAAGTCCATCAGATAGTCCTTATGGATTGGCCTGGGATGGTACTAACGTGTTAAGTAGTGACGGTAACTCAGACCGAATCTATCTCCACACAGGTTTCAGCTCAACCATCTCTAATAGTTTCTCAAGCCCATCAAATAGTCCTGCTGGGGTTTCATGGGATGGTACTAACGTGTTAAGCGTCGATTGGACTTCAGACCGAATCTATCTCCACACAGGTTTCAGCTCAACCATCTCTAATAGTTTCTCAAGCCCATCAAGTGGTCCTATAGGACTTTCATGGGGTGGTACTAACGTATTAAGTGCTGATGGTACCTCAGACCAAATCTATCTTCACACTGGTTTTAGTTCAACCATATCTAATTCATTCTCAAGTCCGGCAGTTAGCCCTGAAGGTCTTACATGGGACGGTACTAATGTATTAAGTAGTGACGCTGACTCAGATAAAATCTATCTCCACACAGGTTTTAGTTCGACCATCTCTAACTCATTCTCAAGTCCGTCGACTAACCCTACGAGTCTTGAATGGGATGACAGGGTATTTTTCGGAAGGTTTCCAAAGGGTTCTTATTACCCTCATATTCTAGCGCAGTAAAAAAATAAAAAAAGGAGGTCAAAAGCATGGGAAGGACGTACCAAATCGTCTCGGCCAACGCAACAATGATAACGGCGGTCAATGTCCTGGCGGGCATTTACCCCGTTGCCACGCCGCCTGCGGCTGGCTCTGTGTTGGCAATCAACAGGGTGGAAATTAGTCAAAATGCCAACGCCACATCAGCGCAGGTGAGGGCTGCACTGTCCATGAGGACTGGTGGCAACTTGACCGTTGCTACCGTTACACCCTCACCAGTGATGTACGGCGGCGCTGCCTCCGCTATCGCAGGAATAGCGGGAACGCTCGCTGCTGGCAAGTGCGGAATCACTGGCTCGGCAGACGCAACACCAACGTATGTTGACATGGTAGTTGCGTCATTCAACGCACTGAACGGCTACCTCTGGATTCCAACACCGTCGGAGAAAATCTTCGTCACAGGTGCGGTAGCCTTTGTGGTGCGATTCATAGCCGACCCTGGCACTCTAACAGGGTGGAACGTCACAATAGATTTTGAAGAAATCTATTAGGAGTTCGGATGCCCATTTGGAGAATACCGCCTCCTCACCCGAGTCAACCGACAAAGAAAGTACCCGACTCGGTGGACACCCCGCCCAAGGGGAATCTAGCGACCAGGCTCTATGCCTTGTTGCGTACTGTTCTGGACTTGCCATCTATTCAGCCGAGGCAGCCAACAAAACGCACACCTGCCTCGGCTGAGGCAGTTCCTCCAGTAGACAATCCGCCTATTGGCAGCCTAGTCACTAGGTTATACGCTGCCTTGCGCTCCGTCTGGGACATACCGTCGCAACAACAGAGGCAGGCAAAGCTACCAGTTACAGAACAGCCCGCTGATAATCCCCCCGCTGGTAACTTGGCTGTCAGGCTCTATGCTGCCCTGCGCTCCGTTTGGGACATACAGTTCCTGCAGCAAAAGAGAACGAAGCAGACGCCAGAGTCAGTTGACCAGCCTCCTGTTGTCGGCTTGGCTAGTCGGCTCTACGCTTCCTTGCGTGCCGCTGCGGAATGGCCGTCTGCGCAGCCGAAGAAAGGGACGCCAGAGTCAGTTGACCAGCCTCCTGTTGGCAATCTGGCGACCAGGCTATACACAGCGATACGCTCTTTCATAGACATACCATACCAGCCACCCAAACAACCGATAAAGCAGACTCCTGATTCAGTTGACCAGCCTCCCGTTGGTAATCTCGTAACTAGGCTGTATGCCGCTTTGCGTGGTGTTCTGGAAAGGCCGCCAGGGCAGCCGACAAAGTGGGCGCCCTTGTCAGCCCCAACTGATAACCCGCCTGTGGGCAATCGGGATACCAGGCTCTATGCCGTATTACGTTTTTTCCAATACATACCACATCTGCCACAGCAGAAACAGATTATGGGAATCCCTGGGTACTGGGATGGGAAATTTCACGACTTTTACGTTATCACGGTAAAGTACCGTGCAGGTCAGATTATCACGGCAAGGAATCGTCTCGGAGAAGTGATTACAACCAAATACCGTCAGGGGATAGCTGCCGTCTCTAAGAACAGGTTGGCCAGGGTTATTGTGGCTAAGTACCGCCATGTGAAGATTATCCTGTGGAAGTGAGGTGAGCAATGTCGATAGAGCCTGTTAGCGTTTTTATCGAGGATGACACGATTCGGATTCTTGCCTACTCGTATAGCGATGCAGGAGTCCTGGAGGATTGCACGGCTGTGGTTTGCACTCTTACTGACTCGGCGGCTGCAAAGAAACTAAATGCAGAGGCGATGACGAAGACCGCGACCGGGACATACCAGGTCACCTATACCATTCTAGTTACTGACCCTCACGGGGAATGGCAAGGACTGGCAAAGCTGACCGATGGCACCGGAGGCAGTGCCAAGAACACCAATATACCATTCAGTGTCAAGGTGATGTAAATGAGAACACTCACGAGTACACTTACCGACCGGCAGAAGGCAAACTCTTATATCGCTGTCCTGAAGGCCACGCTGACTCATGGGGCAACGACCTATATCTACGACCTGACACAGATCAAGGACCTAGACCACACCGAGCAACCATATCAGCAGAAAGCGGAGATAGTACTCAATAACTCGGATGGCGTACTCACCGCCTTAGACCTCAAAGGCTACAAACTCGTGTTGTCCTACGGGATGAGAACCTCGGTAGGCGAAGAGACCTCGGATGCCGCACCACTATATGTAGTGGGTCAGGCGCTAAATAGCCAAGAGGGTAGTCTACTCTGTGTCCTCACCGCCATCGGCCTCTGCAATATCCTCGCCGAAGACAAGGCTAACGATTCCTACATCCCCACGTCCAGCGATACCAAGACAGTCAAAACCATTATCGGTGAGATCATGGCTGCGACGCTGGCCTGTTATAGCCATTGCCCGGCCTATGATGTGGTCTGGGACAGCGAGGACAGCCTGATAGACACCTATATCCCCAAAGATTCTTTCAGAATCTACATTGGCGGAAGCCGCATGGCTGCGATAAGACGCTTGTTGGACTATACCAAGTGCGTGGGGCGGTTCCAGGCTGACGGCAAGTACCACATCATGTCACCGACCACTACGGGCACGACCTATGATTACGAGTACACACTGGAGGGTGGCCACGTCTTCTTTGCCAAAGCGTATCGCAAGGCGCTGGTAATCCCTAATTATGTCGTGGTGCAAAGCAGGGATGCCGATAGCCCTCAGTACACCGGCTATTACACGGACGCAGATAGCATCACAGCGTTCCGTGAGGTGAGGAATTATATCCAGACCAGCCTTGCCAGCAATGCTCAGGCAACCGCCATAGCAACTGCCGTAATAAGCAAGTACCAGATGCAGGCCAACATGGGCTCTGCCGAGGTGCCCATGAACTGCGGGGCTGAGCTGTTCGACTATGTGAAGGTCACAGATTCCCGGGAAGGTGATAACAGGGTAGGGAATCTGGGCTCGATAAGAAGATATTGGCGCAAGGGCGCTTTCAGGATGACGTTCAGCTTCGGAGGGTGGCTGAGTGTAGCGGGTTTGCTCTCCGACCTGGAGGTCAACAGCGATGTGGGGAGTAGCCTGGCACGGACGACCTTAAAGGGGCTAGACATATATCTTGACGATATTGTGGATGGGACTGTCTACGCCAAGATTAAAGGACTGCACCTTACCGGTGGGCAACTCAAGTTAGATGACCAGGTTTATTATGGCGCAGGGTACAATCCCACAACAAAGGAATTGCAAATCGAAAGAGGCACAACAGCGCCCGGAGACACTACAAAGCTCTGGATTGACACCAACACCACACCCAGCCAGATAAAAAGGTACTCAGGCGGGGCATGGGTTGTATGCACTCCTAAAGACCTGGACGACCTGCCCAACGGCACAACCTATTCGAGGGTCAAAACCTCCTCACTGAATGCCTCGGGATTGGTGCTGCTAGATCAAGTGGTAACGGGAGGGTATGGGCTACTTAGTGTCAGCTGTCTGTCGGCAGGGTATCTTCAGCTAAACAACTACACACGGGTTAGCGGGGCATGGTACGACGAATCTGGGGTTGAGATAGACGCCGCGCACGGAATCAATATCTATGGGACAGACAATGCCCTGACCACGAGAGCTACAAAGACAGGCACGATACAGTGCTATGTAGGGTCAAATGGGGCTATTTATGCAGGGGCGGGGGCGGTTAAACTTAACGCAAGCGGCGTAGAGATTACTGGTAAGTGGCTTTTTTTAAAATCTGGTTCCACTGTGGGGGACTTATACCAGGATAGTAGTTATCTCAGGCTGGAATCTGACGTAGGGATATGTATCTCGCCAGGCGATGGAAGTTGCACGATTGTTCTCGCTACAGCAACTGTAGTGCCTGGTGTCGCTAATTCTGGCACATTAGGAACTTCAGGCGATTACTGGGGGACAGCCTATATAAATGTACTTTACTACAAGACGCATACTACCTTTGCAGATAAAGACGACTTGGCTTTAATAGCAGACCTTGAAAAGGGAATCATACCCAAGGAAGTTGCTTCACCTGATGGGAGTTTTATCAGCATGGGAGCTGGGATTGGCCTAGCTCTTGGTGCAATAAATCAGTTGGCAGATAAGATAATGAAACTAGAAGAAAGAATTATAAAGCTGGAATAAAAAAGGAGGGATGTGAACTTACAAGAGAGGCTCAAGCTAAAGCAGGCGCAGCTTCAGCAGCAGGTCAACAAGGCTAACGCCCTGGCTGACGAACGCCAACAGGTGATGCAGGAGATTTTAAGGCTCGATGGGGCTGCCAAAGAGATACAGGAGCAAATAGAAGCCGAGGTAAAGGAACCTCAAACGCCAAAAGACACATAGCGAGAAAGGGCGATTGAATGAATACAGATTTCATTTCCGCTGTAGCCAGTATGGGGATTGGTGCTGTTTTCGGGGTTATCATATTCGTGCTTTATCGGATAGACCGCAAGGCTAGTGAAGAACGATATGCGGAACTATGTGAGAGTATGGAACAGCGGTTAGCCACCTTATTGGAACGGGATACCCAAACTCGTGAAGAAAACACGAAGGCACTTCAGGAATTGATTACACTTGTTTCGAGATTAAACGGGCATCATACGTAGAGGGAGGCATCGTGGAAAAGAAGCCAGGTGCAACAAGAGTCGCTTTTATCATCGTTCCTTTTGCCTTCGTGATATTCGGCTTCGTGGTCTGCCTGTTTGCATGGAAGGCCGATTCGTCAGGACTGGAGAAGTTGGCCTATCTTGCGGCCGGTACAATCTCTAATGCCATAGGCTTCGTAACTGCTTATTTGTTCAGTAAGGGGGAATAAGTAGGATGAGGATTATCGCTTGCTCTGACCTCCACAACGGCACGACAGCCAACTATGAGAAGTATCACGCTCTGTTGCGAATTGTGGAGACAGAGAAACCCCACTATTTTATCAAAGTCGGGGACGGTATAGAGCTGGTCTGGGAGACGATGGAACACAACCTGACATGGCCGCCGTCCCGGGATGTTATCAAACATGAAAAGACCATAGCCCGGACTATTTGCCCGGTGATAGAACTCAGCGGCAATCACAACCTCGATATGGCTCACTATACTAGCCTGTTATATCCTATTAAAGTCGGTGAGGAATTTTGCATTTTTGACGGGATCACATATATCCACGGTCATCAGTTCGATCCCACTGTACGGTATTGGTGGATGCCCCTCCAGACCGCATTCAAGGCGGTGGTGCCGTGTTTGGGCAGACGGTTATTCGGCACACCCTTCACACTCAAGAAAGAGGGGCGGGACATAAGCTATTCAAAGCTGGTCTCGATAGTTGAGAGGAACTTCCAACTATGGCTGAATGGACGGAGCGGGGTTTTCGGTCATACCCACAGCGAGTTTGTCAAACAGAGAAGAGGCCAGGTCATCGCCAACACAGGCGACATCTATGACTCGTGCAGTTTTCTGAGAATCAATGACGGGGTGGTGCACTTGGATTGGATATAAGGCTACTGATCGATGCCGAGAACTGGCTCACCGGGGCGTTGATCCGAGAACTGGGCAAGAAACACCCGGATATGAAGATGGTCAGACTTATCCTTATGAGCATGACAAATCTTGACCTGTTTATCAGCAAGGACTAGGGGCGTTGGATACCGCCGATGGCGACCAGCGCCCCCTCTTTTTT